TAAAAGAATATCTTCATCAAAACACAAAAAACATTTGGGAGGGTGTTGTCATCAATGATAAATTAGAATATATAGGTATGATAGACAACCAATATGAAGGCAAAACCGAAACAACAAACACCTATATGTTCGTTCAACCGGATATTTGGAATGACAAAATAAATGAGACCACCCAATATGAAAAATACATTATAACAAGTGACAAACGATTTCTTCATAAAGAAGAAGAAGAAGAAAAAAAAGAAGAAAAAAAAGAAGAAGAAAAAAAAGAAGAAGAAAAAGAAAAAGAAGAAGAAGAAAAAGAAGACTCATAATGCGAATCACTAATAAAAAAATATAAAGGTATAGTAAATGGCATCAACGAGAAATAAAAACAATCGTGGCGATTATCAAGTAGAACAGAAATCGCATATTCAAAGAATGGAATATCTGACATATGAGAATGGCGGAAATGGCAAACCATTGGAAACATTTTTCGCAGGAAACGGGTTATTATCAGGAAGGGTAGCATCGTCAAATTTATCCCATAATTCTTGTGATATAGAATCAAGTTTATTGGGTATCGGTTCAACTAATTTAGTAAATCCCCAAACACCGGTGAAACCAGATATCAAACCATTGCAATCACTGAATGTGATAGACAAACTGCCCACAATGATCCCCGAGCCATTGATAATAGAGAAACGCCAGCGCCCTCTGCGCGACTAATGATTATAACAAAACGTGTTTGTTATAATTTGTTTTACTTGGTAAAAAGTTTGTTATATAGACCAATATATTGTGGGTTTTCACGAGAAAGAGTATTATGTTTAAAAAAATGAGAAAGACAAGGATGAAATAAAGTCAAATAATCATAACTAAACAACACTGCAAGTCCAATTTCAGGGTCTTCTGAAAACATAAAGGATGCGGCTTTTGTATATAATTCAATAAAAACGGGGTCTGTTTTTGTATTTGAATAAACGAAATCCATGAATTGACTGGTCGTTTCATCGTCATATTCGACTTCGTCGCGAGTGACTGTGTCAATATCTGGATTTGTAATTTCAGGAAATTTATCTGAATTCATAACAAATAAATTACGTAAAGTGGCGCGATATTCAAAATCCCCATTATACTCAACCCCCATATCACAAGGATAATTCATTCTAATATATATAACAATATGAATGTTTCTATATAGGTTCTTCGTATGAATGTAGCTTATACCGAGGGAAAGAAAAACCAGTCCAGATCATTACACACTTTCTTCCATATCATATCTTGTTCCAATTGTTTCTCCCGGTCTTTCATCATGGGTATATAGGGTAAATATTGTGTTTGGTCGAGAAGCACACATAGTTGATAGAGAGTGTATGTATAATTAAAGAAATTGGTTCGGTTAGGAGGACAATGGACCGCCCACGGTTTTTGAATTTCAATAAAGAGAACACAAAGGGTTTCGTGAAGTTCTTCATTCATCACGGGCGGTTTGATACCAAAAAGAGAATTGATGTATTGTATATGTTCGAAGTATTTATTCAGACCGAGTTTACGTAGAATTTCGCGCATTTTGTCATAATTAATGGTTTTCAAGTCAACAATACGTTCTTTCTTTATTCGTGCGCGAATTGCGTTAATGACATCTTCTGGAATTTGTGTAGTTTCCTTTGCTTGGAATTGCGATAATATCTCCTTAAAATGGTTAAGGCGTATGTATGCGGTATACGAGACTTCATTTGGTGGGTCTTTATTATTCGGTTTTGAATTGTCAACAATATAAGTAACAAAACGACTACAATCTTTATTATTACAAATAAGTATACCTTCTTCATCTTGTGGAACAAGTTCTCCTGTATTACAAATATCACATACGTCAGTATTTATAAAATAATCACTTTGATTCGTCAACTCATTCGTGACATTTCGCCAATATTGTTGATAATTTCTCTTGGAATGATCGTATTTTGACATGGATATATTCTCGTGTTGATTCGAGTTCGTTTTGATTTTAAAGAAAGAGTGAATTGCTTTTGCGGAAGAGGTCAACGATTCAACCGTAGCCGAAATTTGTTTTTTTTGTTCAAAGTAATCAAAAATGAAAGGTGAGTTCTCTAACAAATAACTTTTCTCTGTTTTACGAAGTTGTTTGATCTGTTGGTTAATTTCAAAGATACGGTCGCGATATTCCATATATTCACCCGTTTGTCTCTTATGTAATGAAGTGATTTTCCGTTTTAATTCTTCCTTTTCAGAGCGTAACGAAGGTATAATTTCAGTTTCATTCTTTTCAAATCCGGTTAATATCTCTATATGTTTTTCATCAATGGAATAATTAACGGGTGGTTTTTTCTTGGACATGGAGAACCGATTGTGATAGAGAATATTACAAATGAGTTTTTATGTAGGTTTATGTAGAAATCTGTAAAAACAAAAAATACAAAGATACAAAGACCGAAGGTTTATAATTAGATTTGTATTGGATAATGTTTTGTAATATTTGTGATAATAGTAATAAGTTCTTTCGTTTCATTTATATTATGATGCAGTAAATCACTCCCGCGAAAATTGGAATGTTGTATGATATTCATTTTTTCCTCATATAAAATTCGTTCATCGTAATTGACACTTTCGTTTATTTCATATAAATGATCTAGTCGCGTTTCCAATCGGTTTGCATATCCAATAAGAGCGTGTAGATCAATATTGGGTTCGGGATTTTGTTGAAATGTATGTATAACGTGTTGCAGTGCTATTTGTAAGTTCAAGTCGTAATACGGGTCAATTTGATTCGTCGGGGTAGTATTATCGTGAGATACATCTGTAGTAAATATTTTGTTTGAAAAGAGAGTTATAAATGGTAACTCACTATAAACAATCGAATATAGCGAAATCAATATAACGAAAATGTAAATGAACGAATCCATTGTGTAATACAAACGTGGAATTCGAATGAGGTAATTAGATACTATTATATAATGTATAAAAAAACTTTCAATTTTGCTGAATTCGTTGGTATGAATGAAAATATACATACTTCCACTGTATACAAATGACAACTACAGTTCATCCGCAACCAATGAATTTTGAGTTACCTACTAATATAAAAATCGAAAAACATACCTTTCAAAAAATGTTGTTTTTGACAAACGCATTAGAAAAAGGATGGACTGTGAAAAAAAACAATGATACTTATGTATTTTCAAAGAAGCACGAACAACGACAAGAATTCTTTCAAGAGAATTATTTAGAAACATTTATTTCTGATAATATTACCTCCACGAATTTCTTGAATAGTTAAACTATTTAGTGATATGAAAACTTAAAAACGATATAGTAGATATGGGTAAGTGTAAACATGTTAGATTCAGAAATAGATGAAATTGTTTTGAAAAAACTGAAACCAATTCATGAAAAATTAACTCATTTTCAGCCAATAGAACAACTGTGTAATGAAATTCCCGAACAATTGATGGCGTGTCAGTTTATACGAGAAGATGACCGTGTATTGGAGTTCGGTGGTTCATTGGGACGAAATTCCTGCGTAATAAATACAATTTTAGAAGATAAAACGAACCATGTAGTAGTAGAACCTTCGTTAATAGAAGCAAATCAATTGTTATTGAATCGTGATAATAATTTGCTACAATTTCAAGTTGAATTTTCTGCGATATCAGAAACACCGCTATATTCATTGGGATGGTATACTTTTACAGACCCTTTACCAAATTCTACAAAAGTCAATGTTATTACATATAATGAGTTATGTGAAAAATATAAAATCGACTTTAGTGTCTTAGTAATAGATAATGAAGGAAATTTTGTTTCCATGTTGAAAAGTTTCCCCAATTTGTTAGATGGTATACGTCTTGTCATAATAGAACACGATTTCAATACACAAGAAGATCTGGAATATTTTACAAAAACACTACACGACAATCACTTTGTAAATCATACGAAATATATGAAATGTAATAAATACGCACCAGGAATGGGTTGGTCTGATGGATTATCAACCGACCCAGTCTTTGTTTCTGTATGGGAAACAGTGACCCCCCAGATCTCACTGAAATGCCCCCACTAATTTAGGAATAGAAAAATCTGTTATTCCTATTATACAATTTGTGATTTTGTATTACAAATTGTAATTGTTATACCATAAAATATTTAGCAAATTAACTTGTAACAAAAAAAATAAATCAATTAAAACGCGTATTATTTGAAATTATTTTCTATCTCTAATATATATAATTAGCTATGGCCGGTGGTTTAATGCAATTAGTGGCTTACGGAGCCCAAGATGTTTTCCTTACTGGAACCCCCGAGATTACTTTCTGGAAGGTGTCATACAGACGCCACACCAACTTCGCTATGGAGTCTATTGAGCAGACTTTCTCTGGACAGGCTGACTTCGGTCGTCGCGTCACATGTACTATTAGCAGAAATGGTGATCTTGCCTACCGCACCTATCTTCAGGTTACTCTTCCCGAGATTAACCAGAACATGAACACCAATAATGTGTATGCCCGTTGGTTAGATTTCATTGGAGAGCAATTGGTCGCTCAGGTCGAGGTTGAGATCGGAGGTCAGAGAATCGACCGTCAATACGGTGACTGGATGCACATCTGGAATCAGCTAACTCTATCCAAGGAGCAACAGGCTGGTTACTTCAAGATGATTGGTAACACCACTCAGCTTACATACGTCACTGAGCCCGGATTCGCCGGTGTTTCTGGACCTTGTGCCGCTTCCGGTGCTCCCAACCAGGTTTGTGCTCCCCGTAATGCTCTTCCCGAGACTACCCTATACGTTCCTCTTCAGTTCTGGTTTTGCCGTAACCCCGGACTTGCTCTTCCTCTTATTGCTCTTCAATACCACGAGGTTAAGATCAACATTGATTTCCGTCCTATTGGCGAGTGTCTATGGGCTGTTTCCACAATGGACGGAACATCTGGTTCTCAGTCTGTTTCCAATGCCTACCAGCAATCTCTAGTTGCTGCCTCTCTATACGTTGACTATATCTTCCTTGATACCGACGAGAGACGCAAGATGGCACAGAACCCCCACGAGTATCTAATCGAGCAGGTTCAGTTCACTGGTGACGAGTCTGTTGGTTCTTCTTCCAACAAGATCAAGCTTAACTTCAACCACCCCTGTAAGGAGCTTATCTGGGTCGTTCAGCCTGATTCCAACGTTGACTACTGTAACTCTCTTGTTGGTGGCGAGACTCTATATAAGACTCTTGGCGCCCAACCCTTTAACTACACCGATGCCATCGATGCTCTACCCAACTCTGTCAGTGCCTTCGGTGGTGCTGATACCGAGACCAATGATGCTAGCAACATGATCGATGGTTCTGGTCTATTCAACGCTGAGGGTTCCGCCCTTGCCGCTGACACCCAAGGTCTATCTGATGCCGGAACATTCGTTCTTGCCGAGACCGCCCTTGACATGCACTGTTGGGGTGAGAATCCCGTTGTCACCGCCAAGCTTCAGCTTAACGGTCAGGACCGCTTCTCCGAGCGTGAGGGTTCTTACTTCGATACAGTCCAGCCTTTCCAACACCACACCCGTGCCCCCGATTCTGGTGTGAACGTTTACTCTTTCGCCCTTCGCCCCGAGGAGCACCAGCCTTCTGGCAGCTGCAACTTCTCCAGAATTGACAACGCCGTTCTTCAGCTTGTTCTTTCTGCCGGTACCGTTTCCGGAAGTGCTACTGCCAAGGTTCGTGTTTACGCCGTTAACTATAACGTCCTACGCGTAATGTCGGGCATGGCGGGGATTGCGTACAGCAATTAATCGTGCTGTATTAAGCAGTCGTTATTTATAAAAACAAATAAAACCAAATAAAAATTCTATCCGCAAATCATTCTTTATAAAAACAAATAAAAAATTATACCATTGTAAAATAATTAATCTATGACAAAAGTTATAAATTAATAGTAAAGTTCAATCATTTCAATCGTTTTTTCTGGTTTGTTATCAATCCAATATTGAATTTGCAATAATAATGTATTTATTCTTTCCGTCCACTCTGTTATCTTAGACACTTGCATAACACCATATCCATTTACTTTCCAACAAGAACCAATCTTTTTTCCATCAGCGTTAACATAGTTATCCGGATTGAAACGGATAAATACAATTGGTCTATGTCCCAGGTCTTGTGAAATTTCCATAAGTCGTTTGTTTTCACAAGAACAATCATAAGAATCGTGTTTATTTTCATCTACTTCAATAATAACAATATGTGAACCCATATCTAACAGTAAATCTGGACGACGCTTCGAACAACCACCTTGGACTGTTTTATCGCATACCCAAGACAAATCCGGAAATTTATTTTTCACGTGGTCTACGACATCATTTTCTTTTGTTTTGTAATTTCGCGAAATAGGTATATCGGGACAAAAATGAATGCAACAAGGTAAACAGTATCCCTCATATTTTTTGATACCTCTTGTTTCACACAATGGTGCTTTACATAATTCTTTTCCGTCGCATATTTTACATCTGGTCTTTTTCTTGTCGTGAATGCAAAACAATGACCCTTTACACTCTAAACAATTTTGTCTATTTTTGTTATGTTCGCAAATAGCTGCACCTCCACACTCAACGCATCGCCTTCTTCGTTTTCCGTGTTCGCAGATAGAAGTGCCACCACATTCTACGCAGTTATATTTTTCTCTACCGTGACTACATAAATCATTACCTGTACCGCACTCTCTGCATCGTCTTCTTCGTTTCTTATGAATACAAATACCTGCACCTCCACAGTCTACGCAGTGATACCGGACTCTATCGTGAATACATCTTGGACTTGGACCTCCCATTATAGTATACTTAGATTTTATCTTTAAGTATGTTCTCTACTATTATCAATTTCCTAAATAGTAGTATTTTCGTTTTCTTTTTCTTTTTCGATTTTTTCCTTTCGTCGTGAATATGCGATACGGTTATATTCTTTTCGTTTTTCAACAGGAGTAGGATTTAACCTGGATTTTTCTAATATCGCCTCTTTATTATTCTGGTAATATTCTTTTTTATAAGCAGGTGCGGTATATCGTTTCAAGTGTTTTTTGGTAGATTCTAACTCTTGTTTGGTAGATTCTAACTCTTGTTTGGTAGATAGTAGTTCGGCTTCTAATAGTTTTATTCGGTCTTCATAGTGATCCATAGTGCTAATGTGTATAATAAAAATCTATCTAAATCAATTTTTTAATAAGTGTGTGATAAAATCTCGTTACATAGTAATGGCGATAAAAAAAAAAAGACAAATCGTAGGAGAAGGAACGTATGGTTGTGTAGTAGAACCAGCACTTGAGTGTAAAAATCCACAGGATACTATAAATAAGGTGTCAAAGGTAATGAGAAGAAAGGACGCGAAAGATGAATTGAAAGAATATAGAAAATTGAAAAAAATACCTGGTATAGAGAAGTATACATTGGATTTTCCCATATTATGTGAGGCGAAATTTGGAATGCAATTTTCCAATATAGTACGTGAATGCGATGGAACTCGTGTGAGAACAACTTATAAAGAGAATCCCAATGATTTAGCATTATTATTGTTAGAGAATGGTGGATTAGATTTAGATAACTTTACATCGAATATTTTTCCAACCATAGAGAACCACGAAAAAAACAAATTTCTCACTTCTATATTGGAGTTAATAAAAGGAGTTAAATTCTTCAACGATAATAATATTATACATCAGGACATAAAACAAGGAAATATTGTATACAATGTAGAAACTGGAAAAATAAAATTTATAGATTTTGGATTGATGGTTAGAAAGGATGAATTTATAAAGAATAGTAAAGCCAGCAAAAATTACATGGCACAAAGTTGGTCGTATTTTCCACCTGAATTTAGTTGTGCGAATAAGAATGAATACACAGAAAGAAAGAAATGTACGGTCTATAATGATATCTACAAAAAAAGAGGAAATTATAACGCGTTTATTCAGGATGTAGCGAATACATTTGATAGTTTTTGTCTAGGATTAGCAATGTTATCTCTTATAAAAAAAGGGGAGCAGTCTTACCCAGAAAAAAAAGAATTTTTTAAGGAGAGTTATGATTTATTTTCTGAAATGGCTGCCGTATATGTATTTACACGTAACGATTCATTAACCGATTTAGAAAAGAGATACAAAGGACTATTGAAAAAATACGGTATATATAATAGTGAACAACCTACACCTTCTCTAGAAATTATAAAGAAGGCAGAACAATTATCATTAAAGAGTGATAAGTTTTACACACCAGTTAAAGATTGTCCGTCAAATAGACCTGACTTCAACCCTAAAACGAAGAAATGTGTAAATGCGTGTAATACTGGAAAGGTGAGAAATGAAAATTACCGCTGTGTGAATATGAAAAAAACAATCAAGCGACGAGAACCAAATTCTATTTTGAGAGAATGTATAAAAGAAAAGAAGGATTATAACCCATTTACAAAACGTTGCGTGAAACCTTGCAAACCAACACAAAAGCGAAATAGTAAATATCGTTGTGTTTCAATGAAAACACGAAAACAAAGGACAAAAGTGGTGTAAAAACAAAAAAATAAATGCGTACCTTATTTTTTTGTAAATTATAGATGTATGGATGCGTAATAATTGATGACGAGAGTAATAAAGAATCCCGGAATGATTTTATTTATAAGTGCGAGAGAACCAATAACAATTGCCGATAATCCAGTCACAATTCCGAATTTCAAATCTCCCAATTTCTTTTTCAATTCAACGTAATGTGTTTTTTCTTCATCAGTCAGGCTTTCAATATTCGCGTCATTAAGTTTTTTACGGAAGAACCAATATACTGTAAAAACCGCAATTATAAGCAAAATGCCTACAAAGAATTCTATTTTAGTAGAACGATTTTTCATAAGTCCAAGTAACTGTTCTCCGTTCATAAAAATAGTAATGCATGAATATCCGAGTAAGCCTAGTAAAATAACATCGAATGATTCGTTGTATGATAACATCCTATACATTACACAATGAAAAAAACATAAACCGTATGATATGATACTTGTAACAATGATATTTGCCGATTTGAGTTTTGCGCCGATTGCATTGGTAATATATCTAATAACAATTTCATATATCATATCCAATATTGAATTCAAAAAAGGTTATAGTGAAAAAAATAGTTAAAAGTGTCACCGTTTATATACTTAAATATAATGTATCGTTCAAACACAATAAATACGCAAAATAATTTATTACTAACAAATTTGATGGCATTTTATAAAAATCCCGAACATTTATCTAAAATGATTGGGGTTATCAATGGGAATACTAAGATATCACTTCGTATAGTGGACTGGTTTGTTACTAATTTTTCAAAGAAATATTATACTGTATATGATTTGAATAGCGAACAAACTCAAAAACGTCGATTTAAAGTGTATAACGACTATAAATTAAAACTAAAAGCGTATTCAAAGAAAAGATTTGACCCATTTTGTCGTTGGGAACGAATAAGCATGCCTTATAATGAAAATCAAACCATCGAAACGACGATAGGTCAAATGAATTTCTTCAAATGGGCGATAGAAAATGAGATAATTGAATATATAACTGAAAATTATACTGATATCGAAAATGATATGAATAAACGTAATAGCACTTCAAAAAATCGGAGTTCTACCGAAATTCCTGAGACCGCGTTATCGAAGACGAGAAAGAAACGCGAAGAATTATCGTTATCTGCGTGTAAATGTATAAAAAAAGAAACCGTAAAAATCATAGTAAAATTTAATGAGTAATTACAACGCGCTATTTTTAGATTCAGATATAGGTAAATGTGCCCGGATATCAAAATCATTAGTAATAGAAGTAATGAATGATTCGATTTGTTGTATCCATTTATTACCCGGATCATTATCATCATTCATGTCATAGTTAGTATCTTCGTTGGTATCAATTTCTATAACCGGCTTACTCATTGGTTCTTTGCGGTCTAAATTGCATAGCCAATCGTCGTGATATTTTTTACATTTTTCAAGGTAAGATAGTTCAATATTATTTTCTCCGGTTCTGGACCGTTTTGTTACACGATTGTAACACGTTTCGGCAGTGGAATTGATGTATACAAATCCATCAATGTTAAACTGATTAATATATTCTTTAAACAATAAATTATAAATACTATAATCTATTTCACTGATAATGCCGTCGTCATATAACATCTTTGCGAAGATATTTCGGTCAGCTTCTATTGAGCGTTCACAAATAACAACTTTACATAATTTATTTTCTTGAATTGTTTTTCGTAATACGGATAATCTGGTTGTAAGAGCCATCATCTGGAACTGAAACGCGTATTGTGCTTGATTTTCGTAAAATTTTTCTATAATGGTGCGACCATCTTTATCCTTGATTGTTTCCCAAATATCAACGGGTTCTTTTACGAAAATGATTTCTTGTGAATTGTGATAACGTTTTTGTAATTCCTGCACGATGGTGCTTTTACCGGTTCCAATGTTTCCTTCAATTGAAATAATAATAGGTTGAGACATAATTATATTCGTATATAACTAAATGGTTTATAATAATTCTAATACAAATAGTAAATTATTAAATTCAATTTTTGTAAAACTATTTTTTGTTATCATCCATCATGTTACTACTCAAGATACGTTGACATATCAGTCTTCTTGGTCTTCTTGGTCTTGGTCTTGGTTCCTGAATACTTGTCATATGTGTAAATTATATATATATATAATACAAGTATATATATATAATTTACACATATGAAAGATACAAAAGTGAGTGAAATTGAATTGAAAGAAGAAAACCCCCGCCGTTCGTCAATTTTTGAACAAATAAAAGAAAAACAGAACGACCAGGATTTCACGCAAAGAATGAATGTAACAACCGCATTTTTGTTTGAAATCTACCGTGTATTAATGGGAACAATGTTAATTTTATTTGTTCCTCAAAATTGCGGCGACCATATTTGTGGTATGACTGAAAACATAGTATCAAGTAATCCGGTTATAAACATTAACTTTGCTATGAATATATTTACTTTTATCTGTTTTTCGTGTTTATATTTTACCGAAGTATCAAGAGAAAATAATTTAATCGAATATTTAGACGTAAGTAAAGAACATCCAAGAGATAATGATTCAGTTGGAAGAGCTTTACAGTTGTTACCCGATAATAAAAAACAACAAATATTGGATAATGATAAAATGTATAAAAATTTGAGTTATGTAGCGGTTGGGTCATTTATATTGAATAGCATTTTTAGTGGTATCAGTGTATACGACCAATATTTGGATGATAAAACAACAACTGTATTTATAACCAATGTCATGTTCTTGGCAAGTAAATTAGGAGATGTATACAAAATAGCAAACACGGAAGAGAACGTATTTTTATCCGCTTACTTGACTCGTAAGATACAGTTTAACTATGTTGACGAGGATTATATGATACCCCACGAAGAACGTGTGGTTGAACTAAGTGAAGAAAATTTGAATCATTATTCATCAGCATAATTCGCGCATTGGTTTGTATTTCAATAAATCGATAATATTAGTAGTTGTTGGAAATTCCGTTTTACCATATATGTCTTGAAGTAATAACCATTCAAATAATCCACCTGTGTACATATATACTTCGGTGAATCCAAGCCCACATAGTTTATTACACTTGTCTTCTACATCCGCATCATTATTATTTTTACCATATATAATGATCTTATTCTTATCGAAGTTATAACTTTCGATAAGTGTATTAATATAACTCTCTTCTTTTTGATATGAAATCGTATTTTTAATCAAACATTGTTGTTCCGTGATTGGTAATGTATTGATTATAACATATTGATTATTTCCATTCTGTATTATATATTGCATATCTTCAAATGAAATTTTTTTGAATTTTCTTTTGAAAAGACCATAAAACATATATTTATATTTATGTATGAATTATTTAAAAATGTATATATAAAATTGAATATAACTATTATATTGTTTATAAAGGAAACAATTAGTAATATGGACCTAACACAAAGTAAATTATCGCGCGCGGAATGGGAAACCATTGAAGTACCTGTAACCGAAAATGAAAAGTCGGTTTTGAATTTGATTTGTAATGGATTTCATAATGTAAATGAAAAATATAACAAACACACGTCTTTGCTTTCCTTTGTAAAGATCGAAAAAACAGATGAAATAGAACAAATGATATATAATAAATATTTTGAAGAAACAATACGTAAAAATAGTGATAAAAATAATGATGAAACCATAAAAAAAATAGTAAATGACAATAATACATCTGTGCGTAGTGTAAAGGCATTAAAAAGTGCTGATAATCTGCGTATCCAAAATCTTGATAAAAATATAAAAACAAATACGCAATATATATTTGACTTTGTTGTCTTGGAATTGCTATGTAACTTAATAGAAAACATTTCTAACCGGAATATCAAGTATGCGTTTAATCTGTATACATTGATGCAATTACAAAAGTCGTCTATACGCAATATCAATCGTGTATTATTAAAGGTAACAAATTCAGTAATCGAATACGCAAATACATTTACACAGCCAAATGAAGTAATCTATAATGCTTATTCATTTATTGAACGCAATAAATACTTGTTGGAATATGAAGATATGGCGTTGTATAATCATCAAAAAGAAATATTCAGTTTATTCAAGCAACCAGAAGAAACCCATATTCCCAAGTTTGTATTATATACTGCACCGACCGGAACCGGTAAAACAATAACCCCTGTTGGTCTATCTAGTAAGTATAGGGTGATATTTGTATGTGTTGCCCGTCATATTGGTCTGGCACTTGCGAAGGCATCAATATCAATCGGTAAGAAGATTGCTTTTGCGTTTGGTTGTGCGAGTGCCGAAGATATCCGACTCCATTATTACTCTGCGATTGATTATACACGAAACAAGCGTTCTGGTGGTATCGGTAAGGTAGATAATAGTGTAGGTGATAATGTAGAAATTATGGTATGTGATGTCCAGTCATATCTCACCGCAATGCATTATATGTTGGCGTTTAACCCGGCCGAACAAATTATAACATATTGGGATGAACCCACTATTACGCTTGATAGTGAAGATCATGCGTTGCATGCGGTGATTCATAGAAATTGGGTAGAGAACCAAATACCAAATATGATATTGTCGTGTGCTACATTGCCAGCTAATAATGAATTACAACCGGTATTTGCTGATTTTAAAAGCAAGTTTGTTGATGCCGAAGTATATAATGTAACCAGTTATGATTGTCGTAAATCGATTCCAATCATTGATAAGCAAGGATACTATGTTTTACCGCATAATTTATATAATACATATGATGAACTACGCGCGTGTGCCGAATACTGTAATCAAAATAAAACAATCCTCCGTTATTTCGATTTACGAGAGATTATTAAGTTTGTCACATACGTGAATGAAAACAAAATGATTGACGAAACGTATTACATCAACAATTATTTTGAAGGAAGTATTAATGAAATTACAATGAACCGATTAAAAACGTATTATTTGGAATTATTGTTGCATATTAAACCTGATTCTTGGAGTAGTTTATATACATTCAGTCAAGAATCGAAGAAAATGAAGTTTAAGACAAATAATGCTACTTCTGCAACAAATGGGTTATTATTAACGACAAGTGACGCATATACGGTTACTGATGGTCCAACTATATTCTTGACTGAAAACGCATATAAGATTGGAACCTTCTATATTCAACAGTCAAAGATACCAGACCACGAATTTCAACGGATTTTGGAAAATATTACAAAAAATGATGAAGTCGCGAAGAAAATCGATGTAATCGAGAACACTATAACCGCATTGGAAGAAAAATCAAATACAACAGATAATGATACAAAGCGTGATACAGGTAAGATGTCTAATGAAACCACTAAACTGTTGACTGAAATTAATAAATTACGAAAAAAAATTCAATTGACTACATTAGATAGTAAATATGTTCCTAATACAAAGACTCATTTAGATTTATGGTCTTCTAATACAAAGAACGAAAACGTATTCGTCTCTAATATAGATACGGATACTGCGAAAGATATAATGTCTTTGGATATAGATAATAAATTGAAAGTGTTATTGATGTTGGGAATCGGTCTATTTGTTGATAATCTAAACGTAAAATATATGGAAATAATGAAACGATTGGCGGACGAACAAAGGTTGTTTATTATTATAGCAGATACAGATTATATATACGGAACCAATTATCAATTCTGTCATGGTATGATTGGTAAAGATTTAACTAAAATGACCCAACAAAAAACGCTACAAGCAATGGGTCGTATTGGAAGAAATAACGTTCAACAAGATTACACTATTCGGTTTAGAGATGATGATATGATAAAACGATTATTAGAAACGCCTGAATATAACCTCGAAGCGGTCAATATGTGTAAATTATTGAATACTCCCATCTAAATGTCTATATGAAATCATAAAAAATAAAAAATATATTTTTTATGGTGTATTGTGTCTATAGTACAGATTTATTTATGCGAGTAGGTAACCCATGACCAAATAAGATCATGTAAATAAGCATGACCGCACCCAATAATAAACTTCTATTCTCGGCAACCGCCGGGGATTGACCTAGTAGAAAAACCATAATCGCGTATAGTAAAATACCAATTATTACTGAATGTAGTAACATAACAAGTCCACGTTCCATAGTATTATACACTCTATTGAGAAAATAAATTTCAAATAATATATAATATATAAAAATGAATATAAAGATACATTCCTATTATATCATGTGGAGGGGTGAGTGTATAAATGTATATATTGTAAATAACACAGCTCCTTTAGCTTAGTGGTAGAGCATTACACTTGTAATGTAAAGGTCGCGTGTTCAATTCACGCAGGGAGCTTCTGCTCTTGTAGTTTAATGGTAGAACGGCGGTCTTATGAGCCGTTAACGGTGGTTCGATTCCGCCCTTGAGCATGTGGTTATGAAAACGACCCTAATAAGTTTTTCTATCGCACAAATGTCCGAGTGGTCTAAGGAGCCAGACTTAAGACCTGGTAGCGTAAGCTGCGTGGGTTCGAACCCCACTTTGTGCAAATATTTCAACCTGGTTAGCTCAGTTGGTAGAGCGCTAGCCTTTTAAGCTAGTGGTCGAGGGTTCAAGTCCCTCATCGGGTGTGGTCTATGAGTGAAGACCCTATAAACCACTCATTTCTCGTAATTGGGAATGGCACCGTCGGAAAATTTATAAGGTCCTATAGTGTAGTGGTTATCACTTCAGTCTTTGAATCTGAAAACTCGGGTTCGAATCCCGATAGGACCTAATATATAAAAAATATAATTATAAAAAAAATGATATAAAAACAAAGTATTCTATTATAATGTGTATAGAATACACTAAGCTCCTTTAGCTCAGTTGGTAGAGCGCGAGACTGTTAATCTTGAGGTCGTTGGTTCAACCCCAACAGGGAGCGTTTTTATTTATGTAGTATAAATTGAAATACTTTTTTACAACAAAAAGGTTTGTTGTAAACAAAATCTAACGATATTATAATTCAGTATGTTTCACAAGAACCCAAAAACGATAGTACTTGTTCTATTAATAATCGTATTTTTGTATATAATTTTAGCAAATTATTTTGTAACTACAGAAGGTCTTTCTGCGAGAGAAGCAAAACGAAGAGGTGCAAGGGGTGCAAAAGGATTATTAAAATCAAAAGTGCCGACCTCAGAAATACAAAACACATCGTGGGATGTTATTATGACAGAAGTAAATGATAATCTGGACGCTGTAAAAAGTAATACCATATTTGATATTACTGCCGTATCGGAAAAAAAACCTACACAAACACCAAATAAAGATAGTTTCAAAGTAAATGAAAAAAAAACAATCAATATACCCACTGAAATATCTACATTTACAGGTGCGATTGTGATTACCCCCCAGGGTGGTAATAAATTTCCAACGAAATTTATTCTTAAATTAACCAATAATATCGGAAGAAATAAAATTTTATTTACTCCTTGGGGGAGTGGACCAGTAGAGAAAATACCTATAAATAATATGATAGGTCCCGATAATTATGGTACATTTAATTATAATACCGGCATTTTTTCAACCAAGGACCCTTCTGGTAAATTAATTGATGGATTAAGTGTTGGAGGATTAAATATTGGTAAAAACGCAATCAATGCTATGACTGTTGGGACAATATATGATAGAAAAAATATACCATTGGGTAATCCCAATGACCCTGGTAATGTTATCACAATAACTGTTCCGGTTGGTGATTTGGGCTATAGTCAAAATGTGTTCACTATTAATTGTAATAATGCCGATAACGCAACTGGCATCATAGTCCATTTGGCAAAAGCATCTGAGATTTGATGATTATGATACAATATATTCATAATCATATAGACAAAAACTATTTATAGTCCTTTTGTATGGTCGATCACATATGGATTGGAATTTAAAGAAGATAATATGTCAGTATTAGTGCGTTCAGTTTGAATATCTGATTTTAAAGAACGGTCATTTCCTGCTAATCTCCCCATCGTAGATGCATCGGGTGATTTGTATGGCATATTACCAGAAACGGGACGAGAATTCTTTAAGTATTCGTCTTTATTCGCCACGCGCATATTTACATCTGAATTTAAAAGTGACATGTTACCCTTCACCAATCGTCCTTCGATTGTGCTAGACTTAATATCGTTATTGCGTTGATTATAACCTGCTTCATATGAGGTAGTTTTCTTTGTTCCTGCCGCAGCACTCGAACCACCTGCATAATAAAAATCTCCCGTTTCTTGACGAGTAGTATGAGTCGCCTGTTGTTGAGTAACTTTGTAAGCACCTCCGTTCTGATTTGAATTTACATTCATATGGAATTTGGAATTTTCGGTGGTTTCGCGAATAGTAGTTGGTAGAGTGTCTTTTGGGTTATACATATAAGAGTTTGAAACTGCAGTTCCAGCGTTTTGATAAGGACGAAGAGAACCTATTGCGTTTTCTTTTCGCGATGGTCTCAATACGTCAAGTAATGGGGCGATTACAGATCCCATTCCTCCACTTACCATTCCAAAATAACTATCTTGTTTATTCGCACTACGATTATTAGGATAAGCCATTTTTGCGTTTATACCATGGTCATTTACATTGGCTTTATTATGACCCGGTGCACTAGCAACACCAAATGGTCGCGCACCCAAATCTTGATTGTGTGAAGGCATATATTCGCCCTTGTTGTAAGACGCATTGTTATGGGCACCAGCACCACCAGTATAATCTGTAGTTGTTTCAGGTCTAGTTACATTTTTTAATATATTCACGGCACGGGAAGTTTGTCCTTTTTCAAGACCACCAGTAGTAAACCATCTATCACTTGACATTTCAAACGATGTATCGGGTCTATTTTTTTCCACAACACCCATTTGTTCTGGTGTTGCGTTATTTTTGATAGCGTGTAAGGCAGGACCTTCGTGTCCGTATAATAGATTTCCACCAGATTTGGGATTGTTTTCTACGCGTAAGTTGTCTACTGTCTTAGGTTGCCATTGTTCTCTCTCGGCCATACCAGAATTGAATCCACCTGAACCTTCACTTGTAAATCCCAGTCCTAAACCAGGTGCGACAGATTCCTCTTTAAACGGATTTACATTAGACATTTTCATACTAGGATTAACTCTTGATTGTATAAAGTCGCTTTGGTTTGGAACACCGTGAGCCCATTGTGTGTTTTCGTCAGGTGCGAATAAAGGCGATTGTTCTGATTTTGTAACAGTTTGAGATCCAGAACCGGTATAAGAATCTAAAAGTCCTTCTGTTTCATTTTCAGATTTCATACTGCCTCTTAAATTACTACCGAAAAAAGGGACCATATTGTTATGTTGAAAATATCCGGTGCCTACTTTTTCACCACTCATTGAATAAAACTCGGGACTTCCTTCGCTCACAGGTGTTTGTTGATTGAAATATTTGTCAGTATATACCCCATTACCACCAAACTTATTATTATTTGACAATTCAGTTGTTTGGTCGGTTTCAGTAGAAACAATCGGGTATTCTGTTGGATAATTTTGATTCGGAATATTTGTATTCGGTAAATTTGCGAAACTTTCTTTATCTTTATTCTTCTTTTTATTCTGATTATTGATTACATAAAAACTTGATAACGCAAATAGGGGCACAATTACTTCCATGATTTATATTACAGATATATATTATATAGACTTTATAATATTTATAAGGTATTTATATTATTGTATTTTTTTCGTGTATAATGTTCCGGGACAATCTTCTTCGGTTCCACCTATACAAACTGATTTTCCGGCAAGATAATAATCTGTATTCTGGGTTCCCTCAACAACTGGAACACGTTGTTTGAAATGGTCCTTCTCTAAAATTCGTGTTTGTATGTTCTCGTGGAATGTTTTTTCTAAACCATTCAATGGGTTTAATAATGGCGACTCCCAACGGTTCTGTTCGCAATCTTTATACATCCACGCCGGGTGACTTGCCCGCGATTCCTGTACGAATGGCGTTTCATTCTTATAATAATTTCGTCCGGTCTGGACACTATTTATTTTGTAATTGTTTTTTTCAGGTAAATCCCGATTATTTTGTCGAGTTAATCCCATCATATCACTCTCCAAGTTAATGCTATTTGTATGTAAATTCGCCCCCCATTTTTGAAGACGTACCTGTGGGTCTTCCATAAATGGCATGTCAATGCCTTGTCCTGGTGTGTTTAACATATATCTACCTGCGAAACTGCTTTCTTCTACCTGTTTTTTTATACGGTATGGGTCGTCGTGAAATCTCGTAAATGCCATTTTGATATGTGTATTGTTATATTATATCGGGATAAAATTTATACTTCAATAAAAACTTAAAAACAATCATATTATATGAACTATGCTTGATGATGCCTAAAATATGCTTGAATATGATATTAAAAAATGAAAGTAAAGTGATTATTCGTCTATTAACATCTGTGTTACCGATTATTGATAGTTATTGTATATGTGACACCGGTAGTACTGATAATACAATAGAGTTAATAGAACAGTTTGGTAAAGAAAATAACTTACCCGGAAATATAATAAGAGAACCATTCAAGGATTTCGGATATAATCGTACTTATTCATTAAATGCGTGTTTTGGACTAGAAAATGCCGATTATTTATTGTTATTGGACGCCGACATGATACTAGAATTCGGTTCTGGGTTCTCTATTGATGATTTTAAAAATGAATTACAACAAGACGTGTATTATGTGTTACAAGGTTCAGACCAAATGTACTATAAAAATGTGCGACTGGTAAAAAATATCGAGGATATGTATTATTGGGGAGTAACTCACGAATATCTATCGTTACCAGAGAACCACACTACAAATACGATTTCTAAACAACACTTATTTATCAATGATGTTGGTGACGGTGGTGCGAAACAAGATAAATTTACTCGCGATATCCGTTTGTTAAAGAATGGATTAATAGAGAACCCGAATAACGATAGATATACATTTTATCTCGCAAATAGTTACAAGGATACGAACCAATACGCACTGGCAATAGAAACCTATAAAAAACGTGTAGCACTGGATGGGTGGAAACAAGAAGTATGGTATTCATATTATAATATGGGTCTTTGTTATTGTGGATTGAACGATTATCCCAATGCGTTGTTTTATTGGTTAGAGGCGTATAGTATACTGCCCGAACGAATAGAGAACCTATATCAAATAATCTGTTATTATCGTAAAAAGGGTCAACATTCCTTAGCATATCATTATTACCAGTTGGCAGACTATCAGCGAACAAAACACACATCAACCGACCATTTGTTTTATCATAAAGATATTTATGATTTTAAATTAGATTATGAGTTCTCTATCATTGGTTTTTATTCTAACAATATGAAAAATAATATATATGATTCTTGTAATAAAGTACTCACTTCATATTCAAGTGACAATATAAAGAATAATGTATTGCAAAATTACAAGTATTATGCCAAACAATTGTCAAGTATGAAACAAAATAATAATCAGGTTCTCTTACTCAATAAAAATATTTGTGAAGTAGATATTGATTTGAATAATTTTTATTCATCTACCCCGTCTATATGCTCGAACAATTCAAATACAAAGTTATTTGTTAACACGCGATATGTGAATTATTTTATCAACCCTGATGGTAGATATACAAATTGTGAAAATATAATTACTAAAAATGTAACATCTGTTTTTCGTATAGAAGATTGCGGTTTAATAAAGGAAGAAGAGTTTGAATTAGGGTATAATGAGAACCTAGACAATTATTATATTGGAATGGAAGATATACGATTGCTATATCATAACAATGAACTTGTATATAATGCGAATCGTGTATTACCAGACCAAACAATTCGTATTGAAACCGGGAAAATAAATATATCAGAAACCGCGGTTGGTTACAGTAATATAGTACAAAAAACGAATATCAATCCGGTTGAGAAAAATTGGGTTCTCTTTACTGATAATAAAAATGAACTCAAAGTAATATACAACTGGTTTCCTATTACGATTGGTTCTTATGTATCTGACAATGATAAAACACAATTTGAAGATACACACAATATTTCTACACCCAGTTTTTTTAAAAATGTCCGCGGTTCTACGAATGGTGTGGTAATCGGTAATGAAATCTGGTTTATTTGTCATATTGTTAGTTACGAAAATAGAAGTTTTTATTACCACATGTTTGTCGTATTAGATCGCGAAACATATAAATTAAAAAATTATTCTCAGTTATTTACATTCGAAAGAGAACCAATAGAATATACATTGGGATTTGTTCTCTTAAATGATAATTTGTTGGTTGGATATAGCACAAATGACAGAACAACCAAATATATAAATGTAAAAAAAAACGACATTGAAGAATTATTTATGATGTAATTTTATTTGTCTGGTGTGCATGAAATCAATAAGATTAGTTCTTCGTTTAGTTGTTCTTCTTTTTTTGGGTCATTCACAATCGAATCGATATTTTTTGTTGTCATATATCCCTTGCATATACCACAATGGTCTTCATTTGAATACATTACTTTCAAGTCAACTTCATTTTGTTTGTTTTGAATAGTCCATCTACCAAGTTGTATTTTATTCGGGTTTGTAAATAACACTGAGCGAAAGAGAGAATACACGTGCGAGACAGTAAATTTGGTAGAAACAGACATATTATAGTATAATTTATGAATGTTATATGTTCTCTATACTGGTTTCAATTTTTGCTTGTTTACAACATCCAAAGCTACGACGATGATAGTTTGTAATACCAAATTCGTCTATTCCTTCGCGATGTTTTTTTGTTCCATAACCCATATTTGTATCAAGACCATACATAGTAATCAAATCCGGATATTTCTCACACAATTCCAATACATAGTTGTCTCTCGCAGATTTTGCCAAAATGCTTGCCGCTGCGATACCCATATATTTACCATCACCCTTTTCAACAGTAGCGTGTTCTAATTGACAAATCATTTCTTTTTCTGTATCAAACCGGGTATACGGTGTAAAATAATTTCCATCTATAACTGCCATATAATCACTCATTTTTGTTTTATTTTGTATATTTATTTGATGTTTTAGCATAGTTTCTTGTATACAGTCGTGCATACCATTCATTACTGATTTTAGTATGTTAATATTATCAATAACGTCTGATTCAATATACGTTATGTGCCAAGCAATTGCGTGTTTTTTAATATAATCTGCCTTTTCATTTAGTTTTGTCTTTGACGAGAATTTTTTACTATCTTTGATATCCACACCCGAAAAATCCTCTTCATTTTTAGGTAATACTACACATGCTATATAAACCCGACCAAACAAACAACCTCGTCCCGCCTCATCAATACATAATTCATATTTATTGTTGTTCTCATTGTCATAAAATCTTTCCAATAAAGGTTTTTCAGTTTTGTTCTTAATTGTGGGCATAATTATATATTATTATGTCTTATTCATTTCATTGTTATATTATCAATTTTTGATAATATAAAGATAGTTTTTTTTCGTAGTATATGATATAACGAATTATTCACATGAAATTACCCAATATTAAGTTACCAAATATAAAATTAACTCGTTTCAGTGTATTTGTACTAATCTTATTTGTTTTAGTAATATTCATAATGATGGGTAGTTTTTGTAACAAAGAGTCTTTTGTTGCTTTCCAAAAGGAAGAACCTGTATTAAATAGTGTTTTTATACCCCAATATTCCAAAACGAAGAATGTATACAAATTATACGATAACTTATATTTTGATAACAAGAATGGCAATTTGATTGAAGTGAATGGAGAAGCATATGAAGAGACTGCTACTGTCCCTGTTGCCGAGCCTGTTGCCGAGCCTGTTGCCGAGCCTGTTGCCGAGCCTGTTGCCGAGCCCGTTGCCGAGCCTGTTGCCGAGCCCGTTGCCGAGCCCCCGACTGATGTCACTGTATCCGATACGTTTGTAGGTATGGATTCAAATGGAACTTCAATTACGGGTATAATCATTTCAAAACGTGTAAATAATCCTACTGTATCAAACTCTACGGTTACATACGACACAAGTGGTCTGGTAGCAGGTGATTCTATTGATACAGAAGAGAGTTTAATATCATCTATATTACCAAGTATGAATTCGTGGGTCTACACAAGCCAGTGTGAAAATACGACAAAAAAAGTTGTCATGTACATTCCTTGGAATACAAATACATATATAATCGTTCTTGAGAGAACATCCGAATCTCCCGTAACGTGGAATATTCATAATACCTTTTATTTTGGTTCAGACGATACGAAAGTAATGGGTTCTAATGGGATACATCCATTAGATATAACTAAATCTATTATACAAAATGTCGATACAAGTAACTTGAACCAAATCGTATCTGAAACCGATTACAACAATCGCTCTGTATATCAATTAAATGATAAAATCAAATATGATATTAAAACATCAAATTTAGTTTTGAATACAACAGATACAACAGTTAATATATATGACCGTAACAAGATTTCTAAAAACGCAAGTGATATTACTGATGCGATGACAGTAAATAATATTACATTTAACCCTTGGTATCTAACACAATCCAATTCTGGTGATACCAGTGCTAATTATGTTGTATATATGCCTAATGGAGTGAATACGATTGTTTGTATATTTGGATATAGTTCAAGTGAAGTCAAGTTCAAGTTATTAAATGTCGTTCGTTACAATACAACCGAAGCGGTAAAAGTACTTCCTTCTACAACGGTTGTTGAAACACCAACAACCACAACTGCAGCGTCAACACCCGAAACGGAAAATAACACATCAGAAGATTACATATTAAAAACACAAATCGTGCCACCGGTATGTCCTGCATTTCCCGAATACCCAACCACTGTAAAATGCTCTAACTGCGGTGAGAATGATTCTTCAACCACTACTGGTTCTACTACAAACGGAACCGGGCAAACAATTGCGTCAGGATTGGTTCAAGGGACAGGTGATGTGGCGACAGGATTGGTTAAAGGAACGGGTGATGTAGCCAGCAATCTGATTTCAGAAACTGGAGGAGTAGCAAAAGAACTGGTTGGTGAAACAGGTGGATTAGTTCGTGACGTGGCAGGTGAAACGGGTGGACTAGTAAGAGATGCCGCAGGGGGTGCTGGTGGACTGGTAAGAGATGCCGCAGGGGGTGCTGGTGGACTGGTAAGAGATGCTGCTGGGGGGACAATAGATATTGTATCAGATATCGCGGGTGGTTTATCTCCATTATTTAATTATAATCCTACCCAAGTTCAACAAACCCAACAACCAAATAATCAACAAACCAATAATCAACAAACACAACAATCTAATTATCAGCAACCAACAACGCAAAGAACAACCGCACCTTACTTAGGAACAAATCATGTATCCGGACAAGTAAAAACAGATAATTACTCCTATTTTGGCAAATTGCCATCCAATCGTGCCAGCAATTATATGCCAATCACAACCGATTTTAGTTCATTTTCGTAATAAGTAAATACAGGTGTAAAAGTATATAAAATTGTATGTATTCATTATTGTATCACAACGAAAATAGTAATGAATAAATTATTAAAAGAAATAGATTTGAACGACATACTTGGTCGTGAAGGGACATTTAATGAAATAAAAGATATATTGGATTATTTGAAGAACAATAACAACAATATCAAAGACAAAAAGGGAATTTATATATATGGTCCTCCCGGTTGTGGAAAATCTAAATTTGTAGTGGATTTACTCGAAAAATTAGACTATGATATCATAAAATACGATGCTGGAGATGTAAGAAACAAAAATTTGATTGAAACAATGAACAGTAATAGTGTTTCAAATCGCAATGTGCTGAATATGATAAAACGAAAGGAAAGGCGACTTGCAATAATTATGGATGAAATCGATGGCATGAATAATGGAGACCGAGGTGGCATAACCGCATTAATTAAACTAATACGTCAAAAAAAAACAAAGAAACAGTTACAGGAAAATACTACTATCAATCCGATAATATGTATTGGTAATTACCACATGGACAAGAAAATAAGAGAACTAATGAAAGTGTGTTATACATTTGAATTACATCGTCCAACAAATATACAAATAAAAACAATATTATCGCGTATTATTCCAGACAATTCATTAGAATTTCATACACGTGATGATATAGTGATAGACTATATACAGAATGATATGCGGAAACTGGAATTTATCCACAATCTATATACAAAGGATAAACACTTTATAACAAATGGGAAGTTCAAAACTATTTTACAAAAGAAAACGTACAATGATGACACCAAAAATATTACAAAAAACATAATAAATAACTATTATCCATTAGAAGAACACAATACAATTATGAATGAAACCGAAAGAACTATCGTTGCGTTATTATGGCACGAAAATATTATAGATATGTTTTCAAAGTTCCCATCAAAAAAAGTAATCCCATTGTATATAAAAATTTTAAATAATATCTGTTTTGCGGACTATACTGATAGAATTACGTTTCAAAATCAAATATGGCAGTTTAATGAGATGACATCATTAATAAAAACATTTTATAATAATAAAATATATCATAATGAATTTCCAGAAAATCAAAATAAGTTTCAGCCAGAAGAGGTCCGTTTTACTAAAATATTGACAAAATATTCAACTGAATATAATAATCTGATGTTTATTACAAATTTATGTCAAGAATTAGAATTAGATAAAAAGGACCTGATGCAATGTTTTCAAGAATTAAGAATATATTACAAAGACCGCCCAATAGAGAAGTTATTAGAATTCACAAACATATTTAATGATACGCTACTAACAAAGTTAGATATCAAACGAATTTATAGATATTTGGATAAGAATGTAAAAAAAGAAACTATCATCTTAAATGAGTTTGAAAGTGATACAGAATAAAAATGACTTGTGATTGATTATATTGTATGAAACTACAATATAATTTGTATAGATATTACCGATTTATTCGTGTATATTTACAATGAGTTCTGGGCGAGATTTTATTTCTGTTTGATATATTTTTACATTATCTTCATTTGTCGCAATAGTGGTTTGAACTGGTTGTTCTTTTCGCGATTCAATAATTTTTGTTTGTAATAATTGATTAAATCGTTCTAGTTTTGAAACTTGTTCGTTTAATTCTTCGATTCGTTTTCGTTGATTCTGTATAACTTCGATGATTTGTTGACTATTTAAAGTGATCGGTTCTTGTCCCGGACGATTTAATACAATAGGTGCGTTTTGTTTTTGTTGTTCTTGTGCGTTTTTTATCATAACTTCTCGTTTTTCTTCGATTTCCTTGATTTGTTTTAGCGCATCGGGTTTCATATTTGGTCTTCCTGGTTCATAATGCATCAATAAATTATCAATATCATCTAAAAAGAATTTCTTAATATTTTTTTCTGCTTTTCTACGAATGAATGAATTCACCACCTTGCCTGATTCTTTGAATACACGTGGGTCTTGGTTTTGTTCAAACATTTTACGCTTGTCAAAAGTATTATGTTCGTGTGAGAAAACAAGTATTGTTTTTAATGGGTCAAGTTGAACGAAAGGAATGGTATAATCCTTCAAAAAAGCGCGTTCTTCTGCTAACGCGGCGTGTTCTTCGTATCTGGTTTGTGATAATAACTCTTTTTTGAAAGCAAAAGTTCCCGCCGTAGCGTGATTCGGTCCATATGGTCCACATTGTATCATTTTATCCATTCCTTTAAAAAATATATAAATCTCACTTGAGCCAGCACATAGTGCGTCGGGGTTGGATTGTAATACATCTACTGCGTGTGAAATTCGTTCGGGTGGGTAATAGTCGTCGTCGTCCATATAAACAAAAATAGAACCTCGTGCCTGGTCATGAACAAAATTGCGTTTGGCACCAAGAGTCATCTTTTCATCTATATCAAAATAACGTATCTGTTGAATATTCGAAGCTTCTACTAAATCTTTTATCTTATCTGTCCCATCATCAACGATAATCCATTCTATTCTATCTTTTGGATAATCCTGATTACGAAAGCAATTAAACATATTTTCTATAAACGGACGCCTGTTAAACGTAGGGGTGCATACACTAACAAGTGGATAAACCTTCTTTGTTTTCTTTCCCATTAGTATCTACAATAATATAGTTTTTATATACATATTATTATTCCTATTTTTACGTATACTTGCAATTATAGTATAGTGTGGAATTTGTTTAATTCACAACATCTTTACTGGGGG